TATCACGGGTACAGTAACTACTGCAGCGACAGCTTCTGCTAGTTTAAATAGTTTTCCAGCTAACCCTGTTCCTGGTATTGTTTATCTAGATGGTTATGTGTTTGTCATGGACCCTCAAGGTCAAATATGGCAATCAGATAATGAATCTCCTAATTCATGGGGTGCTTTGAATTATACATCAGCTAAATCAGAAGCTGATAAAGGTAAAGCAATTGCTAGACATCTTAATTATATTGTAGCATTTAAAGAATGGACTACTGACTTCTTCTATGACAATGGTAATCCTTCAGGATCAGTATTATCAATTAACCAATCTGCTCATATGGAAATTGGTTGTGCAACAGGTGATTCAGTTCAAAATGTAGAACAATCATTAGTATGGATGGCTAATGTATCTGAAGGTGGTAGATCTATTATGATGCTTAATGGTCTTGCTCCTTACAAAGTGTCTACTAAACCTGTAGAAAACTTCTTAGATGCAAGTGACCTTTCAGGAGTATACTCTTGGGTTTATAAGATTGCTGGGCATACATTCTATGGTTTAGTATTAACAGATCAAAATGTAACACTTGTTTATGACATAGATGAAAAAGAATGGCACCTATGGACTACAAGTAAAGATTACATAGGTGGTGGTGAAAACTACTTTGAATGTTCTTTTGTACAACAGTTCCCTTACAATAGTGGACCTTACTATGTATTAGATGCTGTTAATGGTTTAATATTTACATTAGACCCTACTAACTACCATGATCCTTTTGGTCCTATTAGAATGCGTATTGTATCTGATAGGGTAGACTTTAATACTTATGATCAAAAGACTTCTAGTTGTTTAGCTATTTATGGTGATCAAATTAATGATGTTATGCAAGTAAGACATGTTGAAGATGATTATAATACTTGGTCTTCTTATCGTAACATTGATTTAAGTTTACAAAAACCTTGTATCTATAATTTAGGTAGGTTTAGAAGAAGAGCTTGGGAGTTTCTGTATACTGGTAATAATCCTTTAAGACTTGAAAAGGCAGAGTTTGACATCAATGGTCAAATAGGCGGTTAATTGAATATCCTTTTAATTAACAAAGAAGATTATGAAAAGGTCTTTCCTTTAATAGAGTCTTATTTAAAAAGTGCAGCAGAGTATACTTTTGGTAGATTTAAAGCTGAAGACATTAAACAAGGTTTATTAGTTAAACCTCAGCAACTCTGGGTTGCTTTTGATGATCAGCATACTTATGGTTTTGTAGTAACTGAGATATTTAAATATCCACAAATAACAACTTTAATCATGCATTTTACAGCAGGTAAACAATTACCTAAATGGAAAGATGCAATGTTAAAAGAACTAAGAGACTTTGGTAAAGAACATAAATGTTCAACTATAGAATCTTATGGTCGTAGAGGTTGGTCTAAAGTGTTTAAGAACGATGGATATAAAGAACAATTTACTTTTTATGAATTACCCTTGGAGAATTAACAATGTTTGGTTTTAAACAAATTGGTGTTTTAAAGCACCCAGGATATAATGGTAAAGGTGGCGGAGGATCTTCTTCACCTACACAAACAGACTTCTTTGGAGCAGGTCAACGAGCTCCTTATGCTAACCTATTAAGTCAACTTATATTAGGTGGTGGTACTATTCCTGGTTCAACTACTACTACAGGTGCAGGTAAAAATAAGAAAACTATAACAACTCCAGGTATGTCTATTACGGATTATATTAAGTCGACTCCTGGTTATCAATTTGGTATTACTCAAGGAGCAGATCAAATAAATAGACAGTCTGCTGCTACAGGAGCAGGTCCTTCTGGTGCTCAAAACTTAGCACTACAAAACTATGGTAATGCTTATGCTCAAACTCAATACCAACAACTTATTCAAAACCTTATGGGTCCTTCTGGTGCAGGTCAAGGTGGTATTGTTACACCTGCTCAACCTGGTACAAGTTTTGGTGCTCAAGCATTAGGTGCTTATGCTGGAGCTGGGTTCCCTGGTGTATCTAGTATATTTGGTAGTGCTGGTGGCGCAGTTGGCGCTACAGGTACTATTGCTGGTGAAATAGGTGGTGCCAACTTAATTGGTACAGGTTCTGCTGCTGCAAGTGGTGGTGGATTCTTTAGTACAATTGCTTCATTATTTGGTGGATAATATTATGGCTTATTATGATTACTTTGGTGACTTAATGAAGGGCTATCAATTTGGCTCTTTAGTTAAAGACAAAATGGAACAAAACAAGGCTAAGGATATTGAAGCTCAGTATGCTAAACAATATAATACGTCTACGCCTCAAGTAGACACTAGTAAACCACAGGTAGCTGCTACTAGTAAAACTCCTGATGATTCTTCTCCTTTTCCTACTACTCCTGTTACAGATGATAAAACTAGAGTAGAAAAGACATCACCGTTTGGTACCTATGATGAGAAAGGTATGGAAAGTCCTGCTGACTCTATCTTAGGATTTAAAGGACAACCTCCTACAGATGCTGAAAGAAAGTCTATGTCTTCAGGTACTCCTATGGATGCTGAAGCACCTAAGCCTCTTACAGATGTAGTTAAGCAATCAGAAAGTCCTAAGCCTTCTTCTGCTCCAACTGCATCTCAAGAAACTAAACCTATTATGACTCAACATTTTGAGGCTCATAATGCTGCTAATGATTTAAACAATGCTATTAACTATAAAAAAGGATTAGTTCAAGAGTATCGTAAAAGAGGCATGACAGATGCCGCTAACAAAGTAGAAGGTGAAATGTTTGATCTTCAAGGTCAAGCTATTAATGCTAATATTAAAGCTTTAGAACTTCAAGATAAAGTTATGGACAATGTAGGTGGTATATTAGATGGCTATATTAAACGTGCAGAGGGCGGTCCTGAAGCTGAAAAAAGTGCTAGAAGTGTTGCTCAACTTCAACTAAATCAAATTGGTTATGATGGTACTGTAGCTTTTGGTGATGACTATAAAGATAACATTGCTAAAGCTAAACAACTATCTGCAAGTACTACTACTGGTAAAGAACGTACTAAACTTCAGATTGAAGCTACTAAAGCTGCTGAAAAAGAACGTATGGATAATGTTAAGATTGAAGCTACACAAAGAACAACAGCTTTAAATGAACGTAAACAAGCTTATAGAGAAAAAGGTAATGATGTTAAAGGTCTAACTTCTATTATTAAAGAAGAGACAGATAATGCTAAGCTCTATAAAGACTTAGCTGAGAATGGCACTACTAAAGAAATAAGACAACAAGCTTACGCTACTTATTTACAATTACAACAAGACATACAAAAAGATACAGCAGACCTTAAAAAGATATCTAAAGGTAAAGCTACTGTTGAAGAGGCTCCTAAAACAGCTCCTGCTAAACCTCAACAAGCTAAAGTATCTGAAACAGATCTTAAAAAGTATAAAGACTTTGCTAAAGAAGCTATTAAACAAGGTAAGTCTAAAGAAGAGGTTGCTAGTAAATATAAACAACTTACAGGTTTAGATTTAGACGTTTAATATAAATGGAAAATCCTTTTCTACAAGACTCTAGTAAAGACAACCTAAATACATTTAAAGACTTCCTTGGTCAATCAGAGGGAGCCGATTATAATGTTATTACAGGTGGTTCTACATTTAATGACTTCTCCAAACATCCTGGAGTTGTAGGCACTACTACGGCTGAGGGTCCTAGCACTGCAGCAGGTAAGTATCAAATCACTAAGACTACTTATGATGAGTATGCTAAGAAATTAAACATTACTGACTTCTCCCCTGAGAGTCAAGACAAAATAGCTGAAGCAATAATCAAAGATAAAGGTGCACTGCCTGACATTGAAAAAGGTGATTATGAATCTGCTATCAATAAACTAGGTGGAACTTGGGCTAGCTTACCTTCTAGTAAATACTCTCAACCTAAACGTTCATGGGATTGGGTTAAAGAGAAATTAAGATTAGGTGATAAGGTTAGTGATAAAACTCTTAGTGATCTTATTGTAGATACTCCTAAGGACACAGCTAAAACTAGTGAACCCCCAAAAGAAGAAAATCCATTCCTTACCGATACTACTGCAGAAAAGAATCCTTTCTTAGAAGAAGATACTAAAACTACAGCTAATCCTTTTCTAGATGATAATACATTAGTTGGTGCTATTAAAGCTCAATACAAAGAAGAGAAACAAAACTTTGTAGATACCTTTTTATCTCATGGTGCTGCAGGAATATTACCTGCTATGGGTGGTCTTGCTGGTGCTAAAGGTCTTACTAGTGTTGCTACAGCAGCTCTAGGTGCTACTCCTGAAGGTCGTGTATTAAAAGTAGCATTTCCAATTATAACTAACCTTGTAGGTTCTGGTGTAGGATACTACGCAACTAATAAAATAGAACGTAACTTATTACCAGAGTCTATTAACCATCACCTTGAAGTTGGTGAACAACAAAATAAATATGCTGCTCAATTAGGTGATATTACAGCTTTTGCTGGTGTTGGTGGTGTAGCTGTACCTGAAACTCTTAAACAAGCTGCCTTTGCAGGTAGTATTGGTGTAGGTATTGAAGGCTTCCAACAATGGATGAGTGGTGAATATGATCCTACAGCTCTTCTTATCAATGCTGTTACATTCCCTTTCCTTGGAGATAAACCAACTAAACTAGGTGAGTGGGCAACTCTTAAACCTTTAAGAGATGTTAAACCTAAACAAAATATTGATGATATCCTTAAAAAGGATCTGTACACTCCTAAAACTTTTAATGACTATAACGTTGTAGACCTTGATAAAGAAACTGCTAAGGAATACTCTGCACGTCATAACATAGACGAGTCTAAAGCAGAAGAACATAGAGCTAATCAAAGTCAATATGAAGAAGCTGTAAGACCTGTTACATCTGTAGCTGATGGTTCTAAGCATTTAGAAGTAGATAAAAAAGCCATCATGGAACACTTTAAAGATAAGAGATGGGAATTCTTATATAACCTTCCAAAGAACTACTTTAAAACTCCTCAAGCTTATACAGACTTCCTTATTAACAGAGTTAGCATTAAAGAAGAAATGCCTTTTGAAGATTGGTATAAAGCTAACCCTTCTGTTAGCTCTAGCCTTACTTATGACTCTCGTAAGTCTTTCTACACAGAACTTAATGATATTAAAACTAAAGCTATTCTAGGAGAAGCCTCTGATGCTGACCTATTAAGACACGATGAGTTAATAAAACAAGGTCCTCCTCAGCAATATGTTAACTACGCTGATCATATTACTCCAGATGAACTTAAAGGTATTATTGTAGGTTCTAAGAACATTGGTGAAGCTATTGATAGAATTGTAGCTGGTAAGTTTGGTGGTAAAGTTGAACAAGAAATCTTTAAGCTATTACAAAAAGGTAAATGGCTTTCAAGTGCTGAACTAAATCTATTTGATACATTACATCCTGAAGGTCCTAATGTACCTGCTGAGTATGATCCTAACACTCATGCTGTACGTTTATTTAATGGTGCAGACTTACCAACCTTTGCTCATGAAATATTCCATGCAGGAACTATAAAAGCTCTTAATGATCCTACTAATGCTAAGTATGTAGAAGAATTAGAAAACCTTCTTAATGATATTAAAAATGTTATTCCTGAAGAAGAGCATTGGAAAGAATGGAAAGATGAGAATGGTAAAACAGTTGGATCAGGACTTTATGGTACTAAAAATGTAGCAGAGTTTATAAGTGAAGGGTATACTAGTGACGACTTTAGAAGAACACTACAAAACATTGTTGTAAAAAGAGATGGTCCTCAAAACAAGCTAGCAAAAGCTTGGGATGAGTTTAAGAACATTCTAAAAGATTTAATGGGTATATCTAATAAAGATGAAGTAACTGCTTTTGATAAACTCATGGACTTAACTCATGACATGGTTAATGGTAATGATGCTAAAGCTTGGGGTAGAGGTTCTATTACACAGAAGTTTGGATACAATACAGATGCTTGGAAACAATATGAAAGTGAGCTTAATAAACAAGCTATAGATGCTGCCCAAGCTAACCCTTTCTTTAATATGGATGTTCTTAACATACCTCCATTACCTGAGAATGAAGATGGTATGGCTGACTGGTTGTTTAACCTTCAAAACATTGATATGTATGATGAGGTAATTGCCAAGTCTATTCGTGATCAAGTTGATTTAACTCCTGAACAAAGTGCAGCCCTTCAACACTTTGTAGAAGGTCTTCATAGAGACCATGTAGAGTTACATACTAAAGCTAATAACATTGATAATGAAATTAAACAAATGGGTAAAGGTATTGGTGCTGAATACTTTGAAAGAGAGTTTCAATCCGGTACTACAAATAGAGAGAAGTATAATAAACTTAAAGACATCTATAATAGAATGGAGTCTGATAATCCTAAAGTTAAAGATACTGTCACTGATGAAGAGAATAAATACTTTAATGACAATAAAGACTTCTGGGAAACATCAAGAACTTGGCAGAAAACAGTTGCTGAACGTTTAGAAGCAATGAAGCAACTTGAAAAAGATGCTGCTGACTTACGTGCATTAGCAAACCAAGGTACTACTTTAACTCCTGAAGAACAAGACATCTTTGATAGAATATATAAACCGCTTCTTGAGACTCGTGTTGACATAACTAAGTTCTTAATGAGAGAAGGTGTAATGAAAAACAAAACACTTTCTGAGAATAACTTCCCTCGTCAAAGAGAACCTATGTCTAAAGATGAGGCTAAAGCTTATGAAGATAAATTAATAGCTAAAGGTTTAAAAGACCCTGAACCAACAGGACTACGTAAACTATATAGTAATGTTAAGAACTTTATAGGTGAGCTTGGCGGAGGTGATAAAGGTGGTTTTAACTTTGACCTACAAAAACAAAGAGGAGCTGCTAAAGACCGTTCTGTATTTGTATTAGAAGCTGCCGATGGTAAACGTAGTGTTATTGAAGTTAAACCAGGTGGTAACGTTATTAAATGGGAAAATGTTAATGGTGAGAAAGAACCATCATTGTTAACTCGTTTAGTAAGTCCTACAGATGGCTCTAGAGCAACTCTAACAGGAGCCCTAGATGTAGGAGATAAGCTTTTAAATGGTACTGTAGTTGAAGGTACAGTTCCAGAGATTGAATTCCATTCACCTTTTAGATATAAAAAAGATTCACTATCTGTACTACTTAATTCAGTAAATGAATTAAAAGCTCAAGCTAGATATTATCAAGGTATTAAAAACTTAACAGAGTCTGACTTGTTTAAAAGTTTAGCTAGACCAGCAGGTCCTAAAGATGAATTACCTGATGGTTATTCTATACCTGATGGATTAGATAGACTTCCAGCTCTAAGAGGCTGGGCTTTCCCTAACAAACTATCTGAAGTTATTACAGACTTTGCAAAGGTTAAAGATCCTACTTTCTTAACTAACATGGCTAGTTTAATTGTTAAGAACATGATGTTAAACCCTTTAGGTCACATGTATAACGAAGGTATGCACTTAGGTGTAGGTAGAGGTTTATCAGGTTGGGTTACTCCTGCAGGTATTTATAGATTTGTTAAGTATGGTAAACAAGCTATTGATGATGTACTTGGTATGAGTTCTTTCTATACTGATACTATTAAATATGGTGGTTCAATTTTAGGTGAGAGTACTAGAAATAGTACGTTTGGTGATGCTATCTATAATAAAGGTCTTAGAGAGTTTTCTAAAACTCAAGACTTTAAAGACTTAGCTAAAGATACTGGTAGAACTCTTTTAAATATGTATGATGTGCTATCAGAAGCTTCTGGTAGAGCTATGTGGATGAGTCGTAACATTATGTATCTTCAATGGCTAAGAGAAGTTATGGCTACTAAAGGTTTAAGTCATCCTGAAGCTATTGAGTATGTAGAAAAACATATGCCTAACTATAGAGTACCTTCACGTATTGGTGAAAAGGTTTTAGGATCTTCTTTAAGCCGTGGTATTGCTAGTGTAATGAAGAACCCTAACATAACAGTATTTAGTCCTTATCATTATGGCTATCTTAAATCTATGATTAACACAGTTAAAGAAGTAGGATCAGGTTTAAAAGGGTCTGAGGGTCGTAAAGAGTTTATAGAAGGTGTTGATAGAGTGGCAGCTATGGCTGTTATTATGGCTTGTTTCTATCCTTTAATGGATATGTTAGCTCAACGTATGACTGGTAATGAAAATGCTAGACAACGTAGAGCAGGTCCATTTCATTTAATGGATGCTATAGGTGAGGTAGCTGAAGGTACTAAAGATCCTCAAGCTGTGCTAAGTGCATTCTTTACATTTAATCCTGCTTTACAAGGTATGGTACAATTTGGTTTAGATAGAAACATTTACACTGGTCAACAAATATACAACCCAATGAGTGAACCTAGTATCATTGCTAAAGATGTACTTCGTTACTTTACACAACAAGTACCACAAGCTAGTCAAGTGTTCCAAGCTAATAAAGATGACTCTGGAGAAGGAGCTCAAGTCTTTGGAGCTAGACAACTTGATATTGAATCTAAGACTTCTATTCAACAATCTAAGATTGATAAGATGATTAGAAAACTACGTAGACGAGCCTTTAAACACGATATTAAACGAGAGGAAGATATACTATGAAAGTCCTATTATTAGATCCTATGGGAGCTTTTACAGACTTTGCTATTAGACTTATGTGTGATGGCCATGAAGTTAAACAATGGCAAAAGAAAACACCTAACGGTGAGCAATCTCTTATAGGTAAGGGTATTGTAACTCGTGTACTAAACTGGCAAGCATTTATGAAGTGGGCTGATATCATTGTACTATCTGACAATGCATATCAAATGCAGTTCCTTGAGAAGTACCACAGAGAAGGTTATCCTATTGTAGGAGCTAACCTCGATACATCTTACCTTGAGTTACGTAGAGGTGAAGGTCAAGACATTATGAAGAAAGCAGGTCTTGATGTAATTCCTGGACAAGAGTTTAAGAACTATAATGACGCTATTGCGTACGTTAAAGCTAACCCTAAACGTTATGTATCTAAACCTTCTGGTGATGCAGACAAAGCATTAAGCTATGTATCTAAGAATGCAGCTGACATGTTATTCATGTTAGAAAGATGGAAGTCTAAAGGTAAGTCTAAAATGCCTTTCATCATGCAAGAGTTTGTTCCAGGTATTGAAGTAGCAGTGGGTGCATGGATGGGCAAGGATGGCTTTAGTAAACTCAGATGTGAGAACTTTGAGTTTAAGAAACTAATGCCATCTAATTTTGGTGTAAACACTGGTGAGATGGGTACTGTATTAAAGTATACAGAAAAGTCTAAGTTGTTTGATGAGACTCTAGGGAAGCTAGAGGAGTTCTTACGATTCCAAAACTACATTGGTTATGTAGACCTTGCATTCATCATTGATGATAAAGGCTCACCAAGACCTCTAGAATGGACTACAAGACCAGGATGGCCTCTATTTAATATCCAAGCAGCACTACATAAGGGTGACTCTATACAATGGATGTGTGACCTTTTAGAAGGTAAGGACACTCTTAAAGCTTCTACTAAGATAGCTGCTGGTCATATTGTAGCTATACCGGACTTCCCATTCACTAAAGTTACTGGTAGAGATCCTAGTGGATTTCCTATCTATAACTTAGAGAAGTGTGGAGATGATGTACATTTATGTGAAGTAATGTTAGGGAAAGGACCTATATACGAAGATGGTAAATTTACAGAAACAGAAATGTTTGTTACCGCTGGTGATTATGTGTTGGTTACTTCTGGTATTGGTGACTCGGTACGAGAAGCTACGAAGAAGTCTATGGAAGTAGTTAAGAAGATTGAGATACCTAGTGCAATGATTGTTCGCGACGACGTTGGTGAACGTCTAGAAGAAGAACTACCAAAACTACATAAACTAGGCTATTGCAGAGAGTTTAGGTACGAATAATGGCTACCCCTTTATCACCTATACCACCACAACCTATTGGTGAAGTTCATGAGTGGAGAGACTGGTTCTTTAAACTCTATCAACAAGTAGGAGGTCAGAATGCTCCTAACCTATGGAACAACATTGACTTTACTGGTTCTAATATTACAGCAATTCAAATTAGACAACACAATAGTCTACAAGGATTACAAGGTGGAGATTCATCTGGTACTCAATACTACCATCTAAGTCAAGATCAATATAATAATGTTATAAACATACCTACTAATGGATTAACTGTTACTATAACAACAGCTAAACTAACCACTGGTGGTACTAATGGTAGTATGACATTTACTAATGGTATATTAACTGCTCAAACACAGGCTACCTAATGAAAACATCACAACAAGGTATAGATTTAATTAAGAAGTTTGAAGGGTTTAGTGCTACTCCTTATAAGGATATAGCAGGACTACTAACTATAGGATATGGACACCTTATATTACCTGGTGAACACTTTGGTGCTATATCATCTGTAGAAGCTGTAGCATTGTTAGCTATAGATATAGCCGAGAAGGCTGAGTACTTTGTTAACAAGTATGTTACAGTACCATTAACTCAGAATGAGTTTGATGCGTTAGTATCGTTTACGTTTAATGTAGGTGGTGCTAACTTTCAAAAGTCAACACTATTGAAGGTTCTTAATGCGGGCAAAAAAGAAGCCGTCAAAGGAGAACTGCTTAAGTGGGATTTTGCTGGCGGGCACAAATCTGATGCAATTCTCCAAAGACGACTTAAAGAGGCTGCGCTCTTTGAGGGAAATACTAGCCCTTGATATAGGCTAGTACGTCATCAAACGAGGTAAACACACTAATAGTTTGCTCAGGTCGTTCCTGACCAAACGTAGTCTTCTGTACGTTAACTACATAACCATTGTCTACCTTGTTAATTACGATTGATGCGAAGTTCATACTTTCTCCTTTTCTCAGTTAAACGAAATTACTACTCTTATAATGAACAACTCAATTGTTAAATGAGTTTTGTTTTCCGCATCTTCCATAAAGTCTGATGGGTTAACTAGTTCAAATCCTAATGTTACTCCACAAATGGGATGTGCTGTTATATGCATATTATATCTCACACGTTCCGCCAACACACGCAAGGGTTTGGCTTCCTTCTGTATTATCATCACGTTCTACCAACTCTTCCCAATTGAGTGAGCTTGGCATTTTAGATGCTAATTCTTTATACTGCTCTTCAGTAATATCTTCATATGGTGCTTGTTGATAAGTATGGTTTGAATGAGGAAGGAATGAAATTCCTGATACTTCATCAAAGTGTTTCCATACCCATGCACCAACTTCAGGCCATTCATTATCAGTTACTGTAATAGTAACTGAAGGTTTATGCTCACACCAATGTCTTTGGTATACTAACCATAAGTTTAATTGTTCTAGTGCAGTCATATCATTTCTAGTAACAGCACCCTTAGGGGCTTTTACAGGAAACGAGAATACAGCTGTCGAATCAGGCCTAAATACTTCGTCTTCCACTGGGAACCCTTTTTCCTTAAGGAACGAGTATACAGGGTCCTTCTTATCAATGCGAACCCTTCTAATGTAGTAAGTGTTATGTCTAGCATGAATGCCGCTAGCACTATCCACCAACTGACTGACTGTACCTGAAGGTTTAACACAAGTGATAGAAGCACTAGGAGGAACACCAAGGACCTCAGAAAGTTCTTCGTTTGTTTTTCTCGCTGCATCTCTTAACCTTTCAAGCATTGCTGGATCAGGATTATTAGTTACTTTACAATCCATGATACCTGTTAATGAAACTCCTAATAATCTTTCTTCTTCAGTATTCTTTTTCCATTCCTCACTTAGAAATTGGAAGCTGGTGAGAGTGGACTGAATTGTACCGAGTATTGTAGCGAGGGACACCTTATGAGCCAAGGTAGATTCGGTATCGTTCCCCCGTACAACCACTTCCGTAAGATTGCAGAACTGTTTATCACGGAGGATAATTTCTGAGCATGGATTGGTGCCATAGCTGAGAAGCGGATCTCGTCTCCCCCATTTTCCTGCTTGAGCCTGAGAAGCAACACGATTAAAGATTCCTCGTTCACCTGATTTGGACTTAACCAAAGCGAGCCATTCTTCCATGAAAGTTTCAGAATCGGGTCTTTCGGTATAGGCCACACTGTTGTTGGCAAGTCCTCGGTAAGGGTGATCGTTATACCAGGCTCCTGATTTTGCATCTCGCATCCTTTTATCTGTTAAGTTACTCAAAGAGATTAGAGCAGAGCGTCTTACACCACCTACTACTACAATCTCACCAATCATACACATAATATCGTGTACTTCTAAAGAATTAAGTTTTCTCGAAGCAGCTTGCTTGAATAATTCGAGTGTGAAGTTAAACAACTTTCGCAATGGATCTGGACCCGAAGCTCTTCCACCGAATGTTTTAAGTCTGGACCCGGCCGGTCTAATTTTACTATAGTCAATCTTTGGGATGTCTCCTTCCCACAATGATGACAGAAGCTTTTTAAAGGCCTTGGCCCATCCGAGTTTGGAATCACCAACGACAATAACATCATCTACCTCCCTAAATTTATCAGGTAGTGTAGGTAGTTTATTAATCTCTTGACGTTCACAAGAGAATCCCACACCAGTTCCGTTCATTAGTATGTAAAGAGCTTCAGAGAAAGCTCGTTTATTATTAATAGCAAGGTAAGAGCAATTGTAAGCAGAGATGTTATCTCTTTCGCATGCTTCACCTGCAGTCATTAAAAGACGCATACTAGGCATAACTTCTAAATTAAGAATAGCATTATGTAACTCAATTAACTTATCTTTATAAACAGGATCTGTGGTTAACTCAGGTACTTTAGATTGTACATAAACCATTAGCCTTGCTACAGTCTCTTCCCATGACTCACGACGTTGCTCAGACTCTAAGTACCGAGCATATCTACTTTTATGGATAAAGCGTCCATAATCACTGAGTTTATCAGCCATCTATTTCTTTCTCTAGTTTCTCAAATTTATCTTCTATTATATCTTCAAACCTTTCAACAAGGTCATAAGATGTAATACCCAGTATATCTAAAAGAGTAATCTCATCAATCTGTTCTGCTAACTTCTCTTTTAGTTCTTCTAACGTTAACATATTATGTCTTCAATTCTTTTAATAATTCAACATAATGAATGACCTTATTAAGGTCTTCCACACCACCTTTGTCTTGCCATCTACAAATATATTTAATAATGTTTCCCTCAATGAATGGTAAATTGTTTTTAGTTATAAACTCAATAGGTTGTATAGCAAAGCTTTTATAATGATTACCTGCTATTTGTTTATTTAAAGCACTCATAATATTATATCACCTTTCTTAAACATTGACAAGCTTTGTTGAACCTTTAGGTTTAAGATTCTTATTATCTCTAAACCAGTTACCACAAGTTCTACATTGATATCTTTGATACTTACCTGCCGCTGTCATGTTAAAGCCACGACGTTGGAAGTTAGTAGATGAACATGTAGGACAACATAAGTCAGTACCTTCAACTAGATTACGATTAAGATGATTCTTAATCCAAGGTTTAAAACGTTCATAAACCTTCTCTAGAAGGATAACATCGTTCTTGTTATACTCTTCCATAGTCTTCCAAGCTTTAGGAATACCTGCCATACATTGTACCCATAACTCATGGCCACTATGTTCAGTTTTTTTACCTAAACCTAATGACTGTGCTACGTAGTCTAATTTGTTAGATACAAATCTAAATCTACCCCTAGCTACAGTCAATAAGTCAATCTCTTTAAAGGGTGCTGGTGGGAACATACCATGAAGTAAGAATTCTTTATTAAGACTTGGTATGTCAAAACGTTTACCATTGTAGTGTACTACTGCATCAGCTTCGTCTAGAAGCTTATGTATACCAGCTAACATTTTCTTTTCACCAGACTTCTTAACAGAGTCAAATATCATCTTCTTATCACCATACCATTTAGCGGCATAGCACATGACATAAGATGACTCTTGTAACTGATTGATACCAATGTTCTGATCCCATATACCCCACACGTGGGCTACATTAGGAGCCATTTCAATATCTAATAGTAATATCTTACTCATTTCTTTGTCCTTTGTTTTGTTTCTTTTAAGGTTTTCTCGGAGTGGCATGTCTTGCATAAGACTTGTAAGTTCTTTTTCTCGCAATAGAGCCTGTCGATGAAAACATCCCAGGTCTTAAATCCTTGTTTAGAGTCCACCACAGGTTTAATATGGTCGACTTGAACTTCCTTAGCAGGGAAGTCTTCTTTACACTTCTTACATTTGTAGTGCATTGCGAGTCTCTTAGTTTTCTCATTGATTTTCTTTCCTGTTTGTGCTTCTTTGAGTGTTTCATACTTAGGAGGCCACCTCCGATAGCCACTTCTTAGTACACTAGTTATAAAAGACTTTCGTCTACCTTCTGTCCAGTTCACTTATAATTCTCACGTTCACTTAACATCATGTCGGCTAATTTATAAGAGCGTTTAGGAATGTCTTCCCATTTAAGTAATGTAGCAGACTCTATGATTGCACTCATAGCTTCTAGTGCAAAGTAGTCTCTAAGGTTCATACCTGTCCAGATTTGTTTCTTATTATCTTGACATGGGAATGCGGGTGAATTACCTTTACTCATTTGTTATCCTTATACTGTTGGTTTAGTTTTATAAAGTTTATCTAAATTAGGATCAAGTTTAAAGAGGTCTGCATTAAAGATACTCTTATCACCTTTCCACCATTGAATTACAATGTTATCACCTTCGTGATTGTAACAACCTAACAATCTTTCACCATCAATTCTTGTTGCTATCGCAGCCCAAGGATAAGGTCCTTGAAGTTCCGGAATAAAGCAATCAACATTAGAGATAGTGACAATTGCATTCTCGTTGTATTTGTAGTGTAAATATCGCCAATCTTGAGCGACCAATCTGTCAATTACTAAACCAATCCAAAACAGATTAAGGATTAGTACCAGACCTAGAAATGCTTTTAAAACCCAATTATTAATCATTGATCGCCCCCGAAATTATGATAGTAGTAATAACTAATCTAGCCGTATTAAATTAGTTATGATTGCAATAGTAATCAGGACCAATATCAATTGACCTGACCGCCTTCCTGTTTAAATAAATCTAACTCTTGTTCCGCAACTTCTGTTGCTACAGTGAACACACCTCTGCGAACTAGTTCTTTGATTGCATAGTCCATTAAGAATGCTGCTTCTTTAGGGTCTACATGAAAGTCAAAGTCCAAGGACCCATCGTCATTCTGCATACAGTCTCTTATAATCATCTAGCCAATCCTCTCTATTAGTTTGTCTTATCCAAAGAACTCTTGCATTCATTTTAAACTCGTCATCGTTGCTATAAGCTTCTCTGACAGCGTTGAATAGTTCTTGCTCAGTAGTACAGGCTTCTAAAAGCTTGTCAGCTTTTTTAGGCCCAATCTTTTCTATCCCTTTAATATTATCAGAACGATCTCCCATAAGACACTGCTTGTAGAAATGCTTTAAGCCTTCAAACTCAGTGACATCATAGAACTCATCCTTAACAAAGTTATAATGCTTACCGGGAATCATTAGTAAGTCTTTATCAATAGAACATATAACTGTCCCATCTTGTTGGTTCATACCCATGGCATCATCAGCTTCCATGCCATCGATTACTTCTGCATTGAACGTAGCTATTAAATATTGTCTGATAGGTTCTAGCCAGACAGGTTTCTCTTTAGGTCTATGAGCTTTGTATTCAGGGTATATTGTATATCTAAAGTTATCCTTGCCGGTTAGGAATAGACGATAAGACTCAGCCTCTGTATTCACTAGGATTTGATCTACTAGATCTTCTGTCCTAGCGTATGCAAAGGCTTTGTCATCATCATCTTGTAGCGTACAGGCAACCCTATACGCTACGATATCAGCATCAATAAGTGCTTTCATTATACTGGGATATCATCCTCTAAGTCATCAAAGTTTACTTCTTTAGTAGGATTAGGATCCTTAGCAAAGACATACTCTTCAAACTTCTTAGCTACAGCCAATACTTCATCTACACTTTTACCTGCACCTAAGAGTTCAACCGCAGAGGAAATACTGCTCTGACGAATAATATAGACTTGCCTGGCGGCACGTTCTTCTTTAGTTTCATAGTTACTACCAGTTACACGACCACCAGCTTGTGCTGGTTTAGATTGAGTACTAGTAGAAGGAGTTGAAGCATCACCACCAATACCAGTCCACTGCCAGTAACCTGCAGCATCTTTAGTTGTTGTAACATTAATCTGATCACCTTTAGTTAAATCTTTAATGTGATTAAACACACTAGGATTACTAAATGAGATAAGCTTTTTGTTACCTAATTGACCTTGTTCGTTCTTATAAGTAACTTCAATTTCTTGATAAGATCTACCGTTCTTAGTTGTCTTGCTATTTGGTGCACCAATATCTACAATATTAATTAACATTAACTATCTCCATGTTACCCCAGTTAGGTCCAACTTGACATTCGACCCGCATAGGAAGGTTAAAATCTACTCCAAACAACTTCTTAAAGTTAGTTGGAATATCCATAAAACACTTATCAACTAAACTTACTATACTATTATTATCGCATACTTTATCATCATAGTCAAGTATTATCGAATCATGAACAGTATTAATAAGTTTAACTCCTGCTACATCTTTAAGCCTATTGGCTAAAGACACTCTTGCTATTGCCATCAGGTCTGCACCTAATCCTTGTACTGGATAGTTTAAGATTTTCGTGCGAGGCCATTTGACTTTACCATACTTTACTTCTGGTTCATACTTATAAACTCTACCCGTAGGCATAGTTAGTTGGCGATCCCGAATGGCTTGATCGACAATTAACTTATGCCACTTTGCTAACCCATTATACTTTTTATAGAACTCATCTATAACATTCTGCCAGAAAGATTCAGATGTAGATACACCAGTAAAATTAACGTCATGAGCATAACTGTAAGCACTACCTCCGTAGATGAGTCTGAAAACAAATGTCTTAGCAATGAGCCTAGAAGGAAGCCCAAACCTAAGTTGATTATCGCTATGCTGATCAGTTCCATCCCATATCTCCTTTATAGCAGTTTCATCTTGAGAAAGGTATGTAGCACAGACCCACTCTAAAGCTTTTGCGTCAGCTTGTAATAGCATACCTACTCCCAAATAGTTGTTTAATTTCTCCATCAAAGTTTTGTAAGTTAGGTTTAGTAGACGATAGTCTTCCTGTCTTAGCAACACATTGATTCAATACACCATGTAGTTTACCTACAGGCCAATTCATTTTAGTTCTTAAGTCTGGTAGTCCTTGGTAATAAGCAGTGAGTCGTTTCATTAGTGTTGCTCTTGCTAAGATGAGCTCCACAAGCTCACGTGCTTTATTAGTTCTAAACTTCAAACTCTTTAACGTTTGATCATCTACCGAATAGAATCCTTCTTTCTCTAACTCAGATCCTTTAATAGGTGTAACTAATCTTTCAAACGTTTGTTCATAGTCTTTCCATTGTTCTTTCTCTTGACCTTTACGGGCTCCAGTTTTAAATACTCCGACAACTTCCTTACGCCTGTATTTAATAGTGCCCCCATATAAGAGAGAAGATACGTGCTCAGTACTGCTGGGATTAAACTCAGAAAGCATATGATACGAGTAAAGCTCGTTATCAATACGCGCAATGCTAGTAGAAAGATCTTTAGCTCCTTCATTACATCCTTCTTCATTGTAGATAATACCATTGTATTCCATCTCCTGTAAGACCAGTAGGTCTTGGTTATGTAAACTAATTAATCGCTGTGTAGACTTTGCGAGAGACGCAAATTCTTTTAGTTGTTTCTCATACACCTTTTGCGTTAAATGCAAATCACCTATAAGATATTCCTCAAGAACATCTCTAGGGATTTCCGTGGTATCGATATTGTTGCCCCAATACTCACTAGCAACAACATCAAGCTTGTTACCCAGACCATAATACTCAGCGACACCATTAAGACTTGGATAGGGATTTTGTTGTTGTGTAAGTATATAATGTACCAACTGACAGTCCCAAACACGCTTACCCACAATATTAATTCCATAGCGTCTTATCCAATGCAAGTCAAACTTGATGTTAAAGCCAACAATAGTATCGTGGCTGTCAATGAGTCTTTGTATATTGTCAAGTCGTTGTCGGTTAGGACTTCCGCTATAATCAATATCATAAAGGTAATGCTGACTATCGCTATAGAGACCAACATAACAGAGTTTATTCCTTTCATCAAATGGATTGCCTTTGTTGCTTATAGTTGTTTCTACATCTAAGATTAAGCTGCGCAATCTCCGGTTCCTTTATTAAGTGGATAGAATTTATTTACTTCTTCTAAGAAGTTTTCATTAAAGCCTACTATATCTATTATATCAAAGATATCTTCTTCTGTCAAATCAGGTCTTTGTTTTAATACAACCTCTGCAATTGTTTCACGTATTGTCAAAATAAACACTCCTCAAATTCATTTAAGTTAATCTTAGGTTCTTTATACTTAACTGTACCAGTAGCTGGGTAATCAAACCACCGAACTATGTTACCTTCCCAATCAAGTAGTATCCATCTTTCCCATTTAGACATCAACATACCTTGCAACATCTGCTTTAAGAATAACTTGTGATGACCCATGCCTTAAGTCAGGCAGTGTATCCTCGTCACCAATCAACTTGTTCTTACTAATGTTAAAGTAACGTATACGACTAGTGTTATCTGTTTCTTTACCTATACCTAGGATCCAATCGGCTTCGCCTTGCTTAGCCGTTTTGGAGCCGTCAACCATGTCCATCGTGAGGAAGAGTTTGCCTTCAGCTTCACCGGATGCCTGAGACACGGCAATGACTGGTGCGTATGTTTTAGCAATCTCTCTAGCCCATTGATAGATCTGTTTAAGTTCAAGATCATTACGTTCTCCTTTAAAACCACGAATCTTATCTATCTGGTCAAAGATAATTAACGCAGGGTTATATTGTTTAAGTACAGCTTCAATACGAGCTTTGTTACTTGAGTCTTCAAAGTCTAATATCTGAATACGATTACCTGTAGTGTTAAGATACCGTTGTTTGTTATTAACTTTGTCACTAAACAATTCTTTTACAGTCATACCTAATGCTGCTTGATAGACTCTAATACCAACTTTTTTTCCTTGCTCTTCATTATTAAACCAAAGCACATCACCTTCAGTTTGACTAACCATGTGAGTAATTTCACTTGCCAAGAACGTAGTCTTACCTGTTTCAGGACGTGCAAAAATAAAACCAAAGTCTCCTTTTCTAAGAGAACCAAGACTTTTATTAAGCCAATCAAGACGCCAACGTAAACCTGGTGTAGCAATCTGTGTATCATATAAGTTCTCCAAGTCCATATCAACAGGCTTAACTTCGTCAGCCTCTACTTCTTGATGTTCAAACTCATTAAACAAAGTTAAGAGTTCACTAGTTTGTTTCTTACCGCTCTCAACATCGAGAGCAGTCATAGCTACTTGACCAGCTAGAGAACGTCTTCTATGTTCTTCTAGTAGACCAATCAACAACTCTTTGTCAGTAGTATCCTGACCAAAGATATCCTGTAGTAAACTAATCAACTCTTTACGTTCATTATCTTGTAATAAGTAATTACTATTATAAAATATATCTAATTCATTAATATTAATATTAGTTTTATTAGTATACTTATCATAATATAGTGAAACTATATTAAATAATTTATAAATATTATTATAATTAATCTTTATATAATTAATGTTAACATACTTATAGTACTTTGTAAAGAGTTCTTTGTCTTCACAGAACAATTTTAGTATCTGTTTCTCTACCATCTAACTCCTTTCTAGTGTCCGCAGAATGCTTCCACTAACTTTTTACTATTAAACTTCTGTTCTTTACTATAGCGTTTCTTCTCTTTGATGTCTAGATAAAGTGGTGTCAAATCAAAGTGATGCACGTCTTTCAATCTAGTTACATGAGTCAGGTCAGCTGGTAGAAAGAACCAGATGTATTTAGCTCTAAGAGTATTGTTTGAATCATACTCTTCATAGAGCCAAGCGTCAGGCATCTTCATAGTCTTTCCTTTATAATTGTTCTAATGACATTAGCATCATACTCTTTAGGATCATTAGCAGAAATAATAACATCAGCATCAATACCTTTCTGTTTTAAATTTCTAACCATTTTAATAGCCTCAATTGCTTTATCCCTATCCAACCATATCCGAACTTTTTTAAAGCGTTCTAGGATAGTTTCTGTAAGTTTTAGAGGCATACTTGAACCTAGTAGAGGTGTAGTAGTGTAATTGTTATCTGCTTTATAAACTCTTATAGCAGATAAAACATCTTCCACACATATTAGTGTATCACTATTTCCATAAAATAACAAGGGCTTATCTCCTTTAGATAAATATTTAGGACCATCACCAAAGTTTCTACCTTGATAATAAGTTGGTGTGTTAACAAGCACCAATAGTTCTTTATCAGCACACCATGTTATGCCATAGGTTTCACAGTCATGAGTTGTAAGCTCGTATTGTAATAGCCATTGCATAGCTTTAGAAGGTATGTTAGTTGTAGTAGTTATATTTAACTCATTAGATTGCAGACTCCCGTTCCCGGGTGCTGACAATCTACTTCGTATAGAATTTAAATCATTCTTACCTTTCCAATAACTACAACCAAAACAATAGTAATGATCTTCATACTCTGCTAGATTATCTTTACTACCACAGTTAGTACAAGGCATGTGTTTAATAAAGTTAGTCATTAGGTTTGTCTTTATCTTTAAAGTCTTCTTCAGTTAACTTTTGTTCTTTAATCTTTTTACCAAAGATCTTATCCCAATTGTCTTCACCTTCTTTAGAAAGTCTTTTATTAATTAAACGATCACCTGTGATATCATTCTTGGATGCCATCAAATAGATCTCCTTGTAAGTCATCAAGTTCTAAGTCTTCATCAAATGATTCTTCATTACGCAAGTCTTCCCGAACTAATGATTGGACATCGGTTTCCACATCGTGGAAACAATGATTACATAAGTCTAGATACTCGCCAGTAATTACTGATTTTCGAGTAGCCTCGAAATCATTTAATGCTTTGTTACAAGCTACACATCTCATGTTATACAACCCTTCTTTATAATAGTTTGTAGAGTGTAGTTGAACAGTATCCATGTTTTAGAACTATTGTCAATAGTTAATTCAAACTCTTGATTATTAATCCAAAATGTGGTAGTCATTTACACTCCCTTAAATTGAAACTCTTGTTTACGATACAGTTGTCTAATTTTATGGCAGATAGCTGCATATTTATGGTTATTAGACATTAATAATTGTCTTAAAGATTCTTTAGTATGAATTTGATAATCAGCTATATTAGCTTTTATTAAATTACCTGATTCATTTAAAACAGCAATAGTTTTATTATCTATTACTTCCATTATTTCATACTCAGTAATATCATCAAGATATCTTTCGACATCATGAACCCAGTCAAAGTCTTCTTCAATACCATGAAAACTTACTTTATCACCTACTTTAAACATAATTATAGACTCCTATAGTAATTGTAAATTGCTTTTGCATATTTGTCAAGCGTTGTACCAACTAATCCTGGTGCAGTATTTATCTCGAACACGAAGAATCGATTGTCTCTAACGCGATGACCAACATCAACGGCCCCAAAATCAAGCCCGAGTAATTGAACGGCACGAACGCACGATGATAGTAGTAGCTCACTAGGTGTATCAGTAGGCCTGCAATAGACCCAATCGTTACCCCGATTCCTGATCCCAGAAGAGCGTATGCTAGAACCGATAACTTTCTTTTTCTGTTGCACATGTAAGACTTCTCCTTTAAAGATATGAACACGATACTCATGCTTGTGATTAGCTTTGACAGTATACAATGGTGCAATAGGTAAATCATTTACATCATTGCATATAACTATACCATGACCACTATGACCATTAAGTTTAGTTCGACAATACAAAGTGTTACCTTGTTTGATTAGATACTTAGCATCATCTTGTTTAGTTACATACTGTGGTATCTGTTCAAACCCTTGCAACGCAAGTGTATCAAAGGTCTTAAGCTTATTACATGCTAATGCTATAGCTTCATGTTTGTTTAGATCATGAGGCATAGACTTGAACTGAGGTGGTTGCGAAGCACCCCAGTTAATAATTACATCACGACGCTTAGCATCGTAAGTCTTTCTTACCCGTAGTATACTAAGTCGTCGCGCCAATTTCTTGGCGGACAGACTATAAGGATTATAAGAAAATAGTTTAAGAGTCATATTAGTATCCTTTTAATAATGAAGGTGATGAGAAGCTATGATATGCAGGAGCACCTACAGGATCTTCTT